TAGAAAATATAAACGGTAATAGCTTACTAGATTTACACCTAAAAGAGCGGGGGATAGATAAAAAAGACGTCGTAAGCGTTAAGCATTGGCAGAACTTTAAAGGCGAGCCACGTTTTAGCGTTGTAACAAAACAAAACCGCGACGACCTAGCACTATTTAAAAAGGTACAAGACTACGTTAAGGCACACGCCCCAAGCTATAAATATATACAACGTAAAACTAAGGACGGGCACTTATTAGTTATAAACCCCGCAGACGTTCATATAGGTAAATACGCTAACGCTTTAGAAACTGGCGACGAGTACAACGTAGATATAGCAGTAAAACGCGTTTTAGAGGGCGTACAAGGGCTTATAAATAAGTCTAAAGGTTTTCATATAGATAAAGTTTTATTATGCTTAGGTAACGATATACTACATATTGACAACGTATATAATACTACTACAAAAGGTACGCACCAAGACACCGACGGCGGTAAATGGTGGGAGTTTTACGACGTAGCCTTAGATCTATACGTAAAAGTTATAGAGATGCTACGGCATATAGCCCCCGTTGATTGTGTGCACTCTATGAGTAACCATGATTACCAAAGCGGGCACTACCTAGCTAAGACTTTAAAAGCGTGGTTTAGAAAAACTAAAGACGTAAGGGTAGACGCGGGCGCGTCGCATAGAAAATATTATAAGTATGGTAATAGCTTAATAGGTTTAGAGCATGGCGACGGTGCTAAAGTTGATAACTTACCTTTACTTATGGCTAACGAACGCCCTACAGATTGGTCTAGTACCTTGTATAGATATTGGTATTTACACCATTTACACCACAAAATAAAATATAAATATAGAGACGCTAAAGACTATATAGGTGTAACTATTGAGTACTTACGTAGCCCCTCGGGGTCGGATAGTTGGCACTCTCGTAAAGGTTATACGGGTAGCAAAAAAGCAGTAGAGGGTTTTATACACTCTAAAAAAGACGGACAAATAGCCCGCCTTACTCACTACTTTTAAGTTAAAAAAAAACGCCGAGCTCGTAAGAAACTCGACGTAATTAATAACTAACTAAACCCGTCAGACGACGAAAAGGGCGGGAATATAATAATAATTTTTTAATAAAACAAACACCGCCCTAGACCCCTAGTGTTTTAGGGTTTTTTTATTTTCTCAACTTTTTAATACCAATATACTACAGAAAGGTGTAAATCTCTTAAAACGCTTAAAAATAGCTTTAAATTAAACGCGTTAAAATGTAAATATTTTTTTACATTTCATTAGCTTAAACGTAAATTATTATTTACATTACGCAAATATTAACTAATTAAATTAAAGCTATGAAAAAAGCAACACACCGAGAAAGGCTACTAGCCTATTTTGAAAACAACAAAAGCATTACTACAATGCAAGCATTTACAGATCTAGGCAATACCCGTCTGGCGACTTACATACACAACCTAATAAAAGAGGGTTACGTAATTAGTAAGAAAAATAAAAAAGTAACTACTCGATACGGTTATGAAACTACAGTAACCGAATATACTTTAGTATCAAAACCTAACGAGGGTATATTTGGCGACGCAGTAGGCGAACTTAACGAAATTATAGCCAACGTATTTAAACCTTTTAATAACGTAAAATAGGTAAAATGACACAACAAGAGAAAAAAGGACTACTAGAAAATGTAGTACACTTACTAGAGGGTATACACGAAAACACCCCGACAAAAGCAGACCCTCAAAAAACACTAGTAGAGGTATTAGCTAAACATTATAACGAGAATAGAATAACGCGTATAAGATTAAAATACGCTATAGATAAACTAAAAGAACTACAACCACACTTAAATAAATAAATTATGAGCCGATTATTTGAACAATTCGTAGAGCAAGTATTTGCTAACAACCCGTACGCGTACGCCGACGAGGTACAAAAAGAACTAGACGTAGCAGAACAAGAGCACAAACACAAACAAAAGCGCCTTAAACTTTGGTTAAGCGGTAAAGTAACGCTATTAAATGGCGGTACGGTAGAGGAATGGGTAGCACTTGGTAGACCTAAAAACCCTAACCTATGAAAGTAAGACTAAGAACTAAGCGCGGGCTCGTACATAATTGCGAGACCCCGAAGGCTTGGGCGGTTAAGTGCTCGGGTCGTATGGTATTTGTACCTAAAAGTAAAAGCGTACTAACACCCGTAGAGAGTAGTAAGTATATTAACGGCGGTCAAGAGGAGTATTTATATTACGACCTTGTAGTATCTAATAAATTTTTACAAGGTAAAGACGATCTTATAGAAACTCTAACGGATATTTACCACCTTAATAAAATGTTACATAGTAATAAAAGCGACGTACCATTTGTACAACCTACTAGAGAGGTAGACTATGAGCGTAAAGCCTTTGACGATTTAGCAACACATAAAGAAAGGTTTAGCTATGACGATTGAAACACGTAAAGAGTTTATTTACCGTATGCTATCAATGATAAGCGAGGTACAAGACAAACCTAATTTTAATATAAAGGACGTAGTAAACCTACTAGAATTTCAGCTACACGCTAGAGACGTACAAGTAGCTACGGACTTTAAAGAGCAAGCCCTTAGTAAGTTTAGTTTGTCGGGCTTGCATAAAAACAGTTATAAAGAACTAGACAAATATTTTGACCTAATTTTAACTAATTATTAAACCTAAATTTTAAACAAATGGCAGAAATTAAAAACGGTACAGTAGAGAGCGTACAACAAAACGGTACTTGGAGTACTAAAGACGGCAGTAAAACCTTTTATAAATTCGAGGTATCATTTCAGGACGGTACGGTAGGGGAATACTCTAGCATACATAAAGAGCAAAATAAATTTGAGGTAGGTGCTACCCTAGATTATGAATACCAAGGCGGTAAATTCCCTAAGATTAAACCCGTATACGCTAAACCTAGCGTACCTTATGGTAACCCCTCGCGTAGCTTTGGTAAGTCTGACGACGTGCAAGTAAAGATAGTTAGACAAAGTATGTTAAAAGCCTCGGTAGACTTTTGGGCTATTACCCCACAATTAAAGCCAACGGTAAAAGATATACTAATAACGGCTAAAAAGTTTATAGACTTTGTAAATGAAGAGGATAACCTAGAATTTTCTGAAGAGTTTACGCATACGGGTAAAAGTTTAGAACAAGCTGACCTAGAAATTGCGCAAAATACCGAGCATTTAAAAAGCGATTTACCCTTTTAATTAGAGCCCCTACGGGGGCTTTATTTTTTTAAACGTAAAAATATACACAATGAATATATACACGCCTAAAACAAAACAAGAGCTATATTTATTTAAGCATTTTAGCAGTAAGTCAGAAATAGCCAAAGCTCTAAAAGTAACACGTCCTACAGTAGATAAAATATGTAGCGAGCCTACGTATTTTATTAAGTACGCTAGTCAAATATCAAAAGCAACTAAACAACCTTTTACAAAGGTTTTAAAGGCTTTAAATAATGGTTTATAGTTTTCACACCGAGCACGCCAGAAGATACGGCGTAGACGAGGCTATAGTAATTTATAACCTTTTATTTTGGATAGCTAAGAATAAAGCCAACAATAAAAACGAGTACGACGGTAGTACATATACCTACAACTCTATAAGCGCGTTCAGGTCTTTGTTTCCTTTTTGGACTGAAAGACAAATAGGTAGAATACTTAAAAGCCTAGAAACTCAAAACGTAATAAAGGTAGGTAACTATAATAAGGCTAAGTACGACCGTACTAAATGGTACGCGTTCGTAGACTATGACACAATATACCAAACGGTAAAAAGCAATATACCGAACGGTAAAAAGGAGTTTACCAAAACGTCAAAAGCAAATAACCAAAAGGTAAAACCTATACCATATACTAAAACTACAGATAGTAAACCTAATAATAATAGCATATATACGGAGTGCGTTAGCGTCTACGACGCTTTTATTAAAAAAAGGTTAGATATGCCCGCAAAAATTAACGGCGCAGAGGGTAACGCTTTAAAACAAATTATAGCATACTTAAAAAAGTCGGCGAGCTCAAAAGGTTTGAACGACGATACTACTATAGACGGGTTTAGGTATATACTAAACAGTTGGGACAAGCTAGAGCCGTTTCTACAAAAACAGATTAAGCTAACCCAAATAAACAGTAATTTAACTAATATCATAAACGACTTAAAAAATGGACGCGGACAAAATAAAGCAAGCGGTAGCGCTCTTAGGGACAAGCTCAAAGCAAAGTACAAGTAATTTACCTAGCGCAGTAACAACCTTTAACGAGGTTAGCCTAGTAGATAACCCTAGAGCTTTTAAAATGCAAGTACTAAACCTAGACGAGAATAGCCTAGCACATATAATATTAAAGCATAAGCCCAAGAGCTTACTAAAAATAGCTAAAGAGCAAGGCAACCAAAAGGTAGTAGATCTAATTAGTATACTTATTATAGAGGTGCTAGAGTGGTTTAATGTTAAAAACTCTATGAGCGACACGCAAATAGTAGACGCCTCGTATATGATATACAACGACTTTAAAAGGTTTAACCTATACGATATAGGGCTTTGCTTTAATCGAGGTAAAACGGGTAAGTATGGTAAAGTATACGACCGTATAGACGGCGGTATATTATTTGAGTGGCTGACTAGGTACGATATAGACCGAACGGGTAACATAATTACAATACGAGAACAAGAGAACGCACTACATAAACAAGCATTTAGAGAGCGTAGTAGTGAGACAACTATAAAAGACTTTTTAAATGCTAAAAATAGGTACTGATTTTTCGGGCATAGGTGCACCTGAGACGGCGCTAAAAAGATTAGGTATACCTTACGAGTTAATATTTGGGTGTGAAATAGATAAATACGCGCGCGCTAGTTATAACAAATTACACCCTACCGCAAATATTATATATAACGATATAACTACTAGAGATTTTAACGAAGTGCCTAACCTAGATTTATACGTTGCGGGTTTTCCTTGTCAGAGTTTTAGTGTGGCGGGACAACGTAAAGGTTTTGACGACGTAAGAGGTAGTTTATTTTATAACGTAGCTAGCTTTATAAAACATAATAAACCTAAAGTATTTATATTAGAAAACGTAAAAGGTTTACTGTCGCATGATAGCGGGCGAACATATCAAACAATAACAGACCTTTTAAGTAATAACGGCGGTACTCTAAACTCTCAACTAAATATAGACGTATTTAACGACGGTTTAGGTTACCACGTTTATACTAAAGTATTAAATACAAAAGACTACGGTATACCGCAAAATAGAGATCGTATATTTATAGTAGGTTTTAATTACTGGCGAAAGTTTAATTTTCCTAAAAAAGTAAATTTAATGTTATCTATAAAAGATATACTAGAGGATAATGTAGACCAAAAGTATTATTTATCTGATAAAATTATTAAGGGTTTTAAAAAACATAACAATAGACATAAAGAAAAAGGTAGTAATTTTATTTGGAAACCTAAAAACGAAAACGATTTAGCTAATTGTATTAGAGCAAACGCTAGTTTATGCCCTACTGATAATACTATTATAGAAAAAACTACAAAAAAAATTAGACGTTTAACCCCTTTAGAGTGTTGGCGACTACAAGGTTTTAACGACTTAGAATTTAAGAAAGCCCAAAAAGTTAATAGCGATACACAACTATATAAGCAAGCGGGTAACAGTATAACGGTAGACGTCCTAGTAGAAATATTTAAAAATATATACTTAAAATAATATTTAATTGTAAAAGTTTTTTTACATTTGAATTATTATTAACTAATTAAACTAAAAAAATGGACACACAAAAAAGAGCTAAAGACCTATACGCACTTATAGACGCTATACATGGTTTAAAAAGTGAGCAAGGCGTAGACGCTTTAATGTACTACAATACTAAAGCGGGCGACGGTTACCTAGCTTTACTAGAGCAACTAGGCAAACTAGACAAAGACCTACATAAAAAAGCAGTAGAAGAGGCAAAAATGTACGGTATAATAGAATAAGCCTAATACTTATAGCATAATTTACATAGTCTAATGGGACAAAGTTTATGCTACTAAACCCTTACCTTAAACGGTAGGGGTTTTTTTATGCGCTTAAAATTAGGCGTTTAGCTATTGTATAGGTATAATTTTTGTAGTAATATAGGGCTATGAAAATTAAGAGCCGTAAAGCTGACGAGTATACCCTACAAAAAAACGTCTGTATATACCTAGATTTGCAATATAAAGACGTATTCTATAACGGTAGCGCGGGCGGTCAATATCAAAAATACGTAAGCCAACGCGTGAAAAATAAGGCTTGCGGTTACAAGTCGGGTTTTCCCGACCTTTTTATATATGAGCCTCGCACTATTGACGGGGTGCTATATAACGGTCTAGCCTTAGAACTAAAAGTAAAAGGCAACTACCCAAGCACTAACCAAAAGAAAGTACTGGCGATTTTAAACGCTAAAGGATATAAGGCGGTAGTATGTACGGGGCTAGAGCAAACACTAGAAACAATAGACAACTATTTAAAAAGCTGATATATGCCTATACCTAAACCAAAAGCTAACGAGAGTAATAAAGAATTTATAGATCGTTGTATGACAGACGAGGTAATGACAAGCGAGTATAAGAACGAAAAACAAAGGCTAGCTATATGTAGTAGCCGTTTAAAACTAAAACCATTAAAAGGCAAACGATAATAGAGGCACTTTACGAGCATTTTAAAGAGCTCGTACATTTTGCTACGCCACTAACAAGAGATAAGGGGCTAGCCGAGGACGTAGTACAAGACGTATACCTACAACTATTAACTAGCGATACTAACCGTTTACTATGGATATACTCAGAGGGTGGCGGTCTAAATTATCTAAAAAAAATAGTAGCCGTTCGAGTGCTTAGTAAAAAGTCGCAATTTTACCGTAAGAGAATTCTATATAATAAAAACAAGGTAAAGACAGATATAAACGATTTAGAGTACTTTTTAAATATAAAAGCACCTGACACACCCCAAGACTATAAAGAGCGTTTAAAACAAACTTTAGATAATACCCTAGAGACGTTTAACTATTACGAGCGTAATTTATTTTTATTATACTATGAGGGTAACCTAACTTATAACGAACTAGCAGACGAGACAGGTATACCTAAAATATCAATATTTAATACAGTAAGGAAAGTTAAAACCAAATTAAAAGACTTAGTAAATGTTTGCACCGACTGACGTACAAAACCAAAGAGTAACAACTTGCCGTAAGTGTAAGTTTTTTAAAAAGAAGAGTAATACTTGTGGTACGCCAATAGTAGGCGATACGGTAAAGTATAGAAAAAAAGAATATAAACTTTGCGGGTGCTTTATGAATATAAAGACTAGGCTAAAGTTTGCACAATGCCCACTAGGTAAATGGAAAGAAGAGACAAGCATAACAGAGGCGGAATATAAAGAACTAAAAGAACTATTAAGCTATACAGTAGATAAAGTAACAAGAGAGCAAAATAGACGTATAGCTATACTACATAGGAAGTATCTAAACAGTAACGCTAAACCGTCTAGTTGTGCCCCATGCGTAATAAAATTAATAAACGATTTACACCAAGTTATAGAACAATACGAGAAGTAAACACGTCAAAGAGACATAATTTGACATAAAATTAAAGCTATGATTTATATATTTATTTTAATACCGCTTACTATAGCGGTTTACGTATACACCTATAAAGTATTAAATAAAGACTAATATAATGGCATTTAAAAAAGGCAACCAATTAGCGGGCAGTCGTAAGGGTATACCTAATAAAGCTACTAAAGAAATACGCGAGGCTTTTAAATTATTGGTAGAGGATAACCTTGACAATATGAAAGTTTGGCTATCTGACGTAGCAGAGGACGACCCAGAGAGAGCGCTAAATATCTTATTAAAGATGAGCGAGTTCGTAGTACCTAAACTACAACGCCAAGAGATAGAGCACGAAATAAGAGACAAGCAAGTAATAATAAACGTATCAAGTACAGACGACGAGTAAACTAGTGGAAACCCAAGCCGTAAATATTAAACTATTCCCTAAGCAATTAAAAGCATTAAAAGTATTAGAGGACAGTACAACGACCGAGTTACTTTATGGCGGTGGTGCGGGGTCAGGTAAAAGCGCTCTAGGGTGTTTATGGCAAATATTCAGACGGTTACAATATGCGGGTACTAGGTCGGTTATAGGTAGATCTGTATTAAAGAACTTAAAAGCCACTACCTTAAATACGTTTTTTGAGATGAGCGAGCTAGTAGGCTTAGAGCCGAACGTAGACTTTAGGTATAACGGTCAAGACAGTACTATAACATTTACTAACGGCTCTATAATATATTTAAAAGATTTATTTAAACAACCAAGCGACCCCGAATTTACAAGCCTAGGGGGTTTAGAAATTACTGACGCTTTTATAGATGAGAGCGCAGAGGTAACAGAAAAAGCAGTAGATATACTAAAGAGTAGAATACGTTATAAGCTAACCGAAAATAATTTAATACCTAAAATACTATTAACGTGCAACCCGTCTAAAGGGTGGCTATATACAAAGTACTACCGTCCTGACGTAGAGGGTAAGCTACCCGACTATATGAAGTTTATAAAAGCGCTAGCTACTGACAACAAATATTTAAGCCCTCACTATATAAGCCAACTAGAAAAACTAGACCCTCTAACAAAGTCTAGGCTATTGTATGGTAATTGGGAATATGCAGACGACGACGCGCTACTATTTAACTATAACGCCCTAGGCGACTTATTTACTAATACCTTTATAGAGGGCGGTACTAAGTATATTAGCGTAGACGTTGCTAGGTTAGGTAGCGATAAAAGTATTATATGCGTATGGAACGGCAAACGCTTAGAGCATATAGTAAAGCTAGATAAGAATACTATAACACAATTAGCCCAACGTATTAAAACCCTGGCGAACGAGCATCGCGTACCTTTTAGCAAAATAGTAATAGACGCTGACGGCGTAGGCGGGGGCGTGGTAGATATGTTAAGCGGGTGCGTATCATTTGTAAACGGGTCGAAAGCCTTAAAGGGTCAGAACTACCAAAACCTTAAAACACAATGCTACTATAAATTTAGCGAGGACGTAAATAACGGTAGGGTATATATAACAAATACTAAATATCGTAAAGAGATAATAGAAGAGCTAGAAGTAGTAAAGCGCGACAAGGTAGACAAGGACACGCAAAAGCTAGCTATAGAGAGTAAAGACATAGTAAAGAGTAAGCTAGGACGTAGCCCCGACTTTGCCGACGCTATTATTATGCGTTGGTGGTACGAGGCTAAAGGTAACTACGGCGACTATGCTATTATTTAATAACTTTTAACTAAAATAACCTTTGTATATATAGAATGAAAAAAGAAGTAATACTAAACGTACCCCAAAATTGGGGCGAGGTGGCGCTAGGCAACTATCAAAAGTACGTAGAGACTAGCGAGAGTAAAGACCCTACCGACGTAATATATAATACTATAAGTAGCTTTTGTAACGTACCTACGGAAGTAGTAAAGCGTTTTAAAATAAAGGACTTAAAAAAAGTATATAACAGTTTAAACAAACTAATAAAGGTAGAGCTCAATAAAACCTTAATAAGTAAAATAGAGTTAGACGGTGTAACCTATGGTATGCACCCTAATTTGGATAGTATGACTTTTGGCGAGTATGTAGACATTGAAGAGTTTACCAAAGAAAATATAGGCGGTTTTCATAAAGTACTAGCGGTATTATACAGACCAATAACAGAAGAGCAAAACGGCAAGTATAATATAGAGCCGTATGAGGTTAAACACCAAGACAACGCCGAGAAATTTAAAGCGGTTAATATGGACGTAGTAAACGGGCTTACGGTTTTTTTTTACAATTTAGGGACAAAGTGCTTGCTAACTTTCCAAGCCTCTATAGTGGAAACACCGACCCCGACGGGTCAGACGTCGCTAGAGCCTACGGGTGGTTTGGTATCATAGATACCCTAGCTAATAATGACGTAAGCAAATACGACGAAATAACAAAGCTACCGTTTAAACAATGCTTACTAAAGCTATGTTACGATATAGACAAAAACAGAGAACTAAAACGCAAGCGTAAAAAAAATGATAACGTACAACGGAATAATAGAGTATTTTAAAGAGGTAGCTAATAAACACACCCAAATAAATAGCTTTAGCTTTGGCGATATAGACGACGCAGACCTAGAGAAAATAGAAGAGTACCCACTATTACACGTAGGCGTTACGGGTGCAAATATTGACGAGCGGGTAATAAGCTACGATATTAATATAATGTTAATAGAAATAGTAGACGATAAAGACGACCGTAAAGAAAACGAAAGGTACGCCTTATCTAATACGCTACAAATACTACAAGATCTACAAACCGAATTTTTAAAAGGTAGTAGTATAGTAACGCCAGACACTAAACTAACGGGCAACGCTTTAGCGTGTAGCCCTATAACGGGTAACTATAACAACCGAGTAGTAGGGTGGTCTACCTTAATGACTATAGAGGGCGCTAACGAAAGCACCGCTTGTAATATACCTTACTTACCTATACTTAGTTGGGACTATCAAACACCTACCCCGCCTATAGCTACTTTAGTATCTAACGGCTACGCGTGGTTTAGTGCAACTGAAAAACAAGAGAGTAACATAGACTACGGCGGAAACGAATATATAACAACTTGGCAACCAATATTTGACGATATTAGTTTTGGTAACCTTGGGGCTACTATAGGGGGGTCGGGGTCGTCCCGAGAGCTAGACTATGACTTTAAAAACAAAGCTATATTAATTAGCGGTATAGACCCCGTAAACTTTGCTACCTCTTTTGTATTATTAAGCGCAAACGATACCTTTTTTATGAAAGTAGACCAAATAACGGGCGGGTCAAATACTATATTTTCGTTGGTATCATCTACCGAAGAGGTAGACGTTCGTATAACAAACGGTAGTATATTATTATCTACAGAGGGAGAACTACCCGTACCTTTAAGCCCTGACGGAGCAATAACGGGGCTACAAACTGATAACCCAAAACTAACAGACAACGACGCAATAGTAAGAGATACGCCGTATACGTTTGCCGTTAAAATTGTAGCAGACAAAGAAGTACACCTATATTACGGTGGCTCTAATAGGGCAGAGATGACAACACCCGCAAATATAACTGGCGCGGGTGTAATTTCAATAGGTAATAGAAGTGTCGTAAGTACGATAAGAACTAACTTTAGACTAAAAGAGTTTATTTATACTAACGGTACTATGAGCACTACCGAAATACAAAATACTATAGAATGGCTAAACGCAAAATAGGGGTAATAGATAGTAACACTATTGACGCTATGAACTTATACGCTAAAGAGGTAGTAAAAAGAGCAAAGCGTAACCTTAAAATAAAAAAGAAAATAGAGGGCAAGTATAGAGTAACCGATAATACGGGCGCTTTAGCTAAAAGTCTTAGCTATAAATTAGTAAAAGGTCAGAATACTCTTAATATGCGTTTTACTAGTAACAAGCCCTACGCTGATTTTATAGAGCAAGGTGTAAAAGGTAGTACCTCTAGTTATGCGTCAGCTAGTAAAAGCCCTTTTAAATTTAAGAGCCAAAACTTAGCTAGCGGAGTAGTAGAAGAGTGGATAAATTCAAAGCCTATAAAATTAAGAGATCTAAAGACTAACCAATTTATAAGCCCTACAGAGCAAGCAAAAAAACAAGCGTCTTTTTTAATAGGTAGAAGTATAGCTAATAAAGGTATAGCGCCTAGACATTTTTTTAAAGATGCTATAGAAGAGACTAAAAAACGCTTTGTAATGGACTTAGCGCAAGGCATGATAAAAGACACGTTTAAAACTTTTAAAGATATAGTAG